AATCACTATAGCTTAGAACATGATGGGTATCGATAGTTTTTATCTTGTTAATCAGTGGTTATGCCATTGTACCCAGCCAATAAAATAGTGGTGCAGCAAAAGCAAAACCAAATATAAAACCAACTTTCATAGCGTCAGGCATACCAAGTCACTCCAGCGGACGCGAATTAACAACGGTGATCGTGGCAGCGTCCTTGCCGCGCCGCTGAGTTAAACGTTATCTTAATACAGTCCCACCACATCCAGGACAGTAGTTTGCTCGTATCGTAATGGTATCACCGCATTTATCGCAATCGCCCCAAGCAGGTGATGGTCTGATCCCGCACGGTTTTATTCTCACATTGTGCGGAGATATCTTCTCTGCTGATGACAATACATTTCCTGATGCTCCATGCTCTACCAGAAACCATAAAACATACCTGTACGCACCGATTTTTGTGTCCAGATCCACTGTTCCATTTTTTGTAGATAGTATGTTGCTCATATTTCCACCGGGTAATATTGCCACTTGTTTAGAATGGTATTAAAACATTCCATGCGTAGGCCACTAATATTAGAAATCGTCCCACTGTGGGGCATTATTTCGTTGTCAACATAGAATTCCAAAGTGTCACCATCTTTTACAGAATCACCGTTTCTATCCTCAAATAGAACAGGTCTGATGGCTCTACTTAACCCACTGGTATTTTCTGTTACTATGCTTAAATCGTTACTATTTATAGTTTTCATAATTACCCCAATAAATTAAAAATATATTATAGATGCAATGCTTGAAGAGTGCCAGACATCAGCACTCTCCCTTGATGAATTGTAGACATCTTTCCGTGGGTTTTTGCTGTTATAAGTCCCATATCGCCTTTCCAGCGCTATGCTTCATCTATAATTCTCATTATGGTTCCTCTGGAAAGTCGCTTAAAATTCAATTTGTTTAATGCATCACGAACAAGTTGTTTGCCTACATCTTCTTTTTCTTTTCGGCGGCGATTCTCAGATGTGCAATCCTGACAACCAGTTTCCGATGAATACCAGTGCTCGTGTCTGTCGCATTTACACATATCGGGCATAATTAATTGCTCCATGGTTATGGCGTGGAGAAAACCCCACCTCATCAAGCCTCTACACATTGTGGAGACACGCTACTTCAGATAAATCCAGAACTCTCTCACCGTCATGAAACTCTATAAATTCTCGACCATAGTGCAAACTTCCGTCTTGTCGTTGAAAGCATTCTATATTTGGGCTGTACTCCCTGAATAGAGTTAACACATTACCGCCCTTGACTGTGTATTTGGCTCCAATTCTCAATTCGCTTTCTCTCACAATATCTCCTTTTTCCGCACTACGTAAGCAGTTTGGCTCTGTGTTTATAATCTTACCATTATGTATCGCTACCATTCTTAATCCTCCACAACATCAATTGATCTTAAACGTTATCGCTTCGTCATTCCCAAAAAACATCGCCTGCGGATTTCAACACCTTCGCAGCCATTTTCAATTCCCCTTAAAATCATATTCTAAACACTCCCATAACTCGCCAAACGCAATCCCTTCATCAGACATCAGTTTAAGATCACTTACGGCACTTGATCTGGTATCAGCACAGAACAAGCATGTTTTGTATGTCTCGAATTTATCCCACAAACCAGAACTATTTTCATATAACTCCCCAGGAAGTATCGCTGATCCACACTCGCAACATTCATGAATCTTTCTTGCTTTTGGTTTATTGACATTGAATATCCTTGGCATATCACAAGAGCCTATGTCACACATAATTCTCTCCGTATAATAAATTAATCGTGATCTTCATCGACATCTACACCTAATTTATCGTGCAGCCATTCAGCAACAATCCTCCTGTGACAGAAACTTCCTGACTTCTCCCAGCATAATATAGTCGTATCTTTCAGGTCGGCGTATACTTTTGCAGGATCTAATTTATCAAGAACTTGCTTGTAATACTCTCTAATGTACGCTGCTTCATCCCCATCTTCTTTATATTTCTTTAAAAATGACCATTTTGGATATAGGTCAGGATAGGATGGTCCGTTGAATCCTGGCGCTGCTTTGATAGCGATATTAATTCCATTATCACCTCTATACTTTGCAAAATAACTTGTTTTCATTCATACTCTCCTGTAAGTTTCCCTTTATCATCATTTACCCTAGCTTCAATAGCAGCCCATGTAGGCTCATACTCTGGCCAGTCACTCTCAACTACTACACAGTCGATGGGCATTTTACCATCCTCAGCTCTTCCTTTGGATATCTTACTAGTTATCACAAGAAACTTTTCTTTCTCTTCTATTGTTAGGTATTTGCTGATATCTTTGATCTTGAAAACTAAATACCTGAACTCCCTTTCAAATTCTGGTGTATCATCTGATTTGGTCGGAGTTTTAAATCGTTTCCATGCTTTAGCAATCTTCCTGAACTCTGTAAACATATAGCTACCTCCTATCATATCGAAAACCTACACGACGAAGATCCTGTAGGTGAAGTCTTGTGGACGTAACACTCCAACTTAACCCCCTCATAACAGCTCCCATCGCTACGATATCTCTTGTGATGCTTATCCTTAAACGCACGGCAGTCGCTGCATTCTACATAATGCTTGCACTTCTCGTATACTACCCCATTATCGTAAGATCTCATGCAATCAAGAGTTCGATCAAACATTTCCCCGTTCTCTTTCAGCACCCCAGATACGGATGATGGTACTACCCATGGCTCTTTACTACCAGAATCAAGGTATTTTTTATAAGCCCTGCAGTCCTGGAGAGTCTTGCATCTATGAACATCTACATAGGTTCTGATAGTGTTGGTTGTTACGTGAACCTCCTTAGCTACTTCTGGGTATGTTAGTTTTGCTGCTGTTCTCTCATCTACTAATTTTTTATACGAGGCTCTAGCAGCAACTTTACCTTCAGCGTGAGGAATATACAGGCCTTTAGCTTTCAATTTCTTATCGAACTCAGCTCGTTTCATTTTAGGCCAGAAAATAACTTCAGAGTCCCACCCGTGGCGTTTTGCTCTGCCGTATACAGATGATGCGGTATTCCCAGATATAGCTGCTATTTGTTTGCTTGTCATCCTTCCCCTGCAGGTATCATATATCGGCTCCCCTGCCCTTGTCTTGTTATTTGCAAGTGCTTTCATGGCCCTTAGAGTCGTCGCCCCCTTCCTGCTATACCAATCCTTTAGTACAGATTCTGACCTTTTTACAATTTTAGCTACCTCATCTATAGTGAGGTGGTTATCCCCGTCAGTCACTATATAATCACGCATATGGGTACTCCTTCAATACTTTTAAGAAATGATAAACTCCAGCCTCTACACCATCAGGGAGTACCAGATCAAATGTAGCTCTAACCCCCATTTCAGATTCATGATCTCTGGAGAATTCCACACCATCTCTGGTCAGGTTTACTACAATTCCCCCGAGCTCAATTATTAGGTCAGCCTCATCCTGGAACCGTACATCATCAATAACAAAACTTGTATGCTTATGATCAGTTAATTTCTTTCTCATGAGCCGTATCCAGAAGTCTTTGGCGATCATGTTCCTGCAGAATTCGGTACCGAACAGCTGCATTATCTTTCTTGATGTCTTACCGTCGAATAGTTCTTGAGGCACCAGCTTCTCGTCTTTATCATAAAAGACTTTAGGAGGTAACCCCGTTAGAGATATCAATGCATCCTTCAGAGGTTTAGCGTAAGAGATTTTGCGGTGATTCAACAGGCTGTCTGCTATTGTCGTTTTCCCTACAAACGCAGGCCCTGCCAGTCCAATAATTCGTCTACGGTTCATATTAATCTTCCTCTTACATCATTTATTGTTTCTGAGATAGTCTCAAGGATCTCCCTCTCTCGACTCATATTGGGGTCATTCTCTCTTGGTACAGTAAAGCTGACGAATTTCTTGCCGATAGTGATGTAATAATTTTCACCGAAGATTTCCTTCCGGATCCTGACGCAGGACTCTCCATTGACTTCTACCTTACTTTCATCATCATCACTCATTTTCTCTTGGCCTCTTTAAGGTTAAGAATATATTGCAGGTCATCTGCTTCTGTCTTGTCAGTACGGCGTTCCACAAGCCTTGCATGGGATAGGGCGTAGGTGTCTTTTACTTTTGACTTTGAGACTTCGTTGAATTTAATTTCAACTATACTACCTTCCCAGTCTTCCTTGCCCCTATCTTCGTCAGATAACCCCATCCCTACATCAGTATCTACCATACCGCAGGAGGATTTGCACTTCAAAGATCCTACCATCCCTTCATATTTATCCTTCCCCGGAACGACCCCATAAACATGTAATTCTGTAGTTAAATCAGCTTTTAGCTTTATCTGGTCTGGCGAGTCTCCATCCCTCCATAATCCGTCAAGGTTCTTTAGGATCGTTCCCTCAAGACCTCTTGACCTGACATCATCATAGTGATCCCAGGCTTCTTCCATATTGTTGACAACTTTGCACTCAATAAGAGGAACTTTATATCTTCCTAATAGGTTAAACCTATTAATATAAGTGGCCTCTTCAAGTTTCTCGCTTTTTATATCCCAATAGACAAAGCGGATTCTATTAGCCTCATCCTGAGATAGCTCAGAACGCTGAGCTTTGTTAACTATAGCATTACTATCTCTACGATTCATTACAGTGACGCCATCTTCTTCTACCATGGTGACCTCACCCATGAAAGTTCCCTGGAGATTGATGGTATTTGGTACGAGAGAAAAGTCTAATGGGTTCCCATTCCTTGTCCGGTAATTTCCAGATACCACTTCGTGGTACATCCCGTCTGCTTTGAGGTTACTAATCGCGGGAAACTTTATCTTATCTAAGTGAGCTATTCCTTTGCACCTCATATAAGGAAAGTATGGAATAAGTCCGGGGGCGAGTTTATTTATAGTGTCATTTGTGAAACCAGCATGTGACTTCCTGCTGAGGATCTTACTCACAATCTCGTACTTCTCAGGTGACTTTGACGCTATTTTGGCCAAGATATCTTTATCCTTCTTATTGGCTGACCCTTTGGCATTCAAGTAGTCTAAGAATTCAAATAAATCTTGGTCTAAGCTACTGTCTACATACTGAACCTTTGATACATTGAAAGTTTTTCTGGTATCAAACATATACTGAATCGTCCTGATAAAGCCAGGCTTCTTCAGAGCAGCTATAATAAGAGGATGTTTAGCATTTCCTTTGGTGGCTGCTATTGTATCGAATGTTTCTTTAAGTTCTTTATAGTTCATTTCTATTCCTCATTTAGAATTTCTTACCGCCATGTTTAAATGGTCTCGTCTTATTGTAGGCTATTTTAGCAACTATCGCCTCAGCGACATGCAAATCAAGGGCTGAGGACATATCCATAATTCGGATTATTACATCAGCAAACTCAGCTTCCAGCCCGCTAAATTCTGGTATGTGATCATCTTTAGGGTTGCCGTTTCTCAATGCCTCTAAAGCCTCTGATAACTCAGAATGCATTAAAGCTATCAGCTCTCCGCTGTTACGCTCCCCTTCCCACCAACCATGTTCTACAGCATTAGCATATACTTCTTCAGATAACTCATTAAATTCCACAATAAACTTGTTACTCATCTATATCCCCTAAAGTTCTATAATATTGTCGGCTGAAGAATCAGAAATATCTTCATGAGTGATAGCTATTACTTGCCCACGTACTGCTGCTAGGGCCCCAGTAACCATGGCTGTTCTTTCCCCATCCGCATCACTAGCTGGTTCGTCAAATACCAGAAACCCTGCACTTGGTGCGAAGATTTCCCTGAGAGCTACCCTCAAAGCGATTCCCAGGATACTCTTTGCTGATCCTGACAGTCTGTGGACTGGTATTCCGTTAACATAGAATCCCTTCTCACTCTTTGATACTGTTGATTCCTCTCCTCGTAACTCAGAGAATGTTGCGCTCACCATGGTGAGAACACTCGACCATACTCTGTTCAGGACCTTTGGTCTCGCTGCTCTGATCTGTTTTAGTATTTGAGAGTTTCTAGCGTCCACGCTTAACTTTTTGTTAAGAGACTTTATTTCCTCCTCCAAAGATTCTATATCCCTTGCCAGCACTTTAGCTTCATTTGTTAATCTATCAGCCTCACGTTGGTTCTCCTTGATGGTTGCATTAATAACATCCAGCTCTCCAACCAACTCCTTACAGGAATTCTTCAGAATAGTGATCATAGCTTTGAGGTCACTACCATCAGTAACGAAGGTTGAATTGAACTCTGACTTCAGTGTGGCCAGGGAAGTTTCCAACTCTTCCAATGAGGTGCTTAATGTAACTATGGATTTGCCAGCTTCTTTTACCTCTCTGGCTAGTTTCTCAGACTCAGCTATAGCCAACTGAGCTTTATTGAACACCTCCTGTGAAGGCTTCTTCGGCACCAGTCCCTGCCACTTCAGTCTCCAAGGGAGAATTTCAATATCCTCAGCATAGGCTTCGTAATTAGATCTCTTCATCTGCTCATCACGGATAGCTAACATTACAGCTTTAGTCTCTTGAACTTCAGCAAGATCATTCTTTAAGATCTCAAGCTCTTTCGTCTTGGCTGCTATTCCAGCTTCGGCTCGGGCATTGATCTCCTCATGAAGATGCTTTGTATCTTGTCCACAGGATGGGCATTTGTCCTCACCGTTAATCTGTCGTTTCAGCTGCCGGATCTCAGCATCCACTTCAGATATGCTTGAGGTAATAGATTTGGCCTTAGCACATTCTTTGTCGTACTCTTCATTTAGATTGCTTACTGATCCTTCCCACTCGTCCCCGCCCCACTCGAATGACGAGATTTCTACGTACAGGTTCCAGTTTTTCACTGCTGTAGGGTAGTCATTTACAAGTGCTGTCTCATCTGTCACGTCCGGAATTTCCTTCCTGGAAATTTCTTTGTTCTCAGCGATAGCCTTCTTCGTACTCGCAATCGTTTTCTCCGTGGTAGCAATGTCGTTTCCGAGTCTCTCCTTTAACTTAACCCCCTCTTCTATCCTGATCAGCTCCTTCTCTTTCTCTGCGATAGTATTCTGAGCTGATTTGATCTCTTCAGATTTAACAACGGCAGATGCTTCTCCATTAGCAACATTCTGCAGATAGTTATCAGGAGACTCTAAAACTATTTCCTGCTTGTCAGCGAGCTTCTGAGAGGTTTCTGCTATCATTTCCTCCAACATTGAGGCGTTACCAGCAGGGTATTTCGATTTGGCGTTCTCAAGAACATTATCAAGTTGATCGAATCCAGCCATCCCTTCAATAAGGGAGGACACTTCCCCGGGTTTTCCGTCAAGAATCCCAGCTGTCTTTCCTTGCTGGGAGATGAGTACCGAGTCTTCACTTCCCTTTCTAATTCCCAGTAGGTCATAGAAGAATTCCGACACATTAGACTGCCCTGTAATATTAACACCTTCTCCGGTAACTGAGGCTGAAGACTTTGTCCTGCAGACTGTGTATGGGCCGTACTCAACTTCCGCTCTGAGATCAGAAGGTTTATGTCCGTCTCTAACTGTTTCATCAATCGTTCCTCTGATTGAGCTTGATCCAAACATCCCGTAAAGAGTTGCCTCAACCAGAGTAGAGTTGTGACTTACAATCCCATTTGCTACGAAAGATTTAGTTTCTGGAACCGATATGTCATATACTGTTTGATGTCCTTTGCCTGAAATATCTTGTATTTTTACATACCTATAATTTAGCCTCCTAATTTCGTCCAATTTGTGATTTAATAACTTCCATCTTTCATCTTCAATGCTCATCGTCTTCACATTGTCGGATATCTGCGATAACTTATCAACATGCATTGATGCTTGGGGCTGCCCTGTAGTTCCCTTGAATGCTGTGTTTCTTTTTCTCCCCTCATTAAACTTATAGTGTCCTGCTCTGGTGACCTTCACAACAGTTTTACTGTACCACCTGATGTAGTCATTAAGCCCTGGTATTGTGTCTTGATGGCTATTCCCTGTGTAACTTACGCCCCTATATTTTATAGAGTGCTCCAATAAACTTAGTAGCAATTCAGAATACCAGCCGGTAACTTTAACTCTTATGTAGGTATGATCGTATCCACTAACTTCTTTGGGGGAGGTGTTTGACACTACACCAAAATTCAAAAGCATTTGAACTACTTCATCTGATAGCTGTTTGCTTGCTGTAACCCACTCAAACCCTCCGTCAAGTCCTCTGTAACTATCGCAGTCGAACAGTGCAGTAAGAAAACTTAATTGAGATTCTCTGGATGATTGCAATACTGCTTTAGGCACTGACTTGAACCTAGCGGTGGGGAATGTCTCTAGTCCAAAGATAGCCTCTATGAAATCTTTGAACGCCCTACTGTTTATTCTTAATCCTTGCACTACTCCTTTACTTCTATGCTCTCCTGATGTCTTTAGTCCCACTACTTTTAAGTTACTGTCTAGGTCACCTATCAGTTCCTCAGAGTTTGAGGAGAATGTCAGTGTAGGCCCTGATCCTGAGCCGTTGGCTGTAAGGTATCCTAGTACTTTAGCTAGTTCTGGGGACATAGTATCAGGAAGTTTAAGTTTAGTGGCGTTATGATGCAACTCCTTTAGCTGCAGATTCAGAGGGCATTCCTTAGCTGGAAAGCTAGAGATATTTTTGTCTACACACAGCCAATCCCCAACTCTTAAATCAGCTATATTAACATACTCATGCTCCGCTGTTTTAGGGTTATAAGTCAGTAATGGGTGATTCTTTGTTCCGGTCACAGTCAACCCGTTAGACGTTAACACCTCAAAAGTTTCTTTATTGTATTCCTTATAGAACTTATCTATTCTGTGGGCTCCGCTACTTGAGTAAGTAACCTCCTCGATATCAGTGAACCCCTCTTTGAATCCGCAGTCCAAGCTGTCTATCCTTACTAACCCTTTACCTGTGTGAATCAATGTGTCTCCAGTCACACATTTTCCTTTCTCATTTTTCCCTCTGATAATATTGAAATTGTCAGTAAGAGTATAGGTACCGTCAGCTAGAACTCCAAATTTTTTGGTTGTTACTCTGCTTACAAACATGCCTTTATCTCCTCTCGATACTCTTCAGGGATCTCTTCCAGAAGCATCTCTACAATATTAAATTTCGTTACTTCATCCTTTGATACTTCAGCCGTGAACTCTCGCACCTTTACAGAATTCTTCACTATGAAAGCTGAAGAATCCTTACGTAGCTCCCCAACTGACTTCACTACGGTAGGGTACTCAGATAACTCACATTCGCCTGTTATCTCTATGAAGTCGTAGTGATCTGTTGGTACATCAGGCCCTTGATAAAAATTGCTTTTGCAGTCCCATGTCAGGATCTCTGTCAGCTCATCGCCCTCAAGGATGTGACAAAATTTGTCTCCTCCAAGGCAGTCTGATATTGAACTTGGGAACTGGTTGCCGAGGATTGTTACCCCTTGGTAGTCACGTTTTGCATGTTCGTGAGCCGATATAACATCAACTCCTCTCTTCTCAAGTTCTACGATCTGCTGTAGGGTAAGGTTTAGAGAGTGGTCAGAGTGAGCCCAAGGAGAGTCTATGTTAGCGTGACAAAGCATTATGGTGTTATCAGGGCATTCCTGAACAGCTTTGTCAAAGGCTGCTTGATCTATAAGGTGAGGCAGGATGTACCGGCCATTAACTACTGTTGGTTCATCTATCCATCTTGACCCGGACATCTTCGCTATGAATTGAGCAGAGGATATATTGTGATCGTTCTTTCCCCCGAGATCGTGATTACCAGCCACGATAAAGGCGTCCTCACCCTTTAAGATGTGAATCACCTCAGCCATGATGTGCTCCTCAACATTTCTTGAGTCACACAGATCTCCTAATATAATGACATTGTCATGAGGTACTTCAAATAGTTTCTTGAACTCCTGCAACATCCACGCCTCAAGAGATATTTTGGAGTCTCTCGTCGTTCCTGCCTGGCGTGACACCCCAAGGTGGGTGTCATTTATTATTAGAGTTCTCACTTTTTTAACCTCCAGAAAGTTAACAACATATTCTCTGGTTCGGTATTTAACAGTGGAGCCCAGCCCAAGAATTGAAGGTTTAGCTTTTCCTCCAATGCATCAATACATTCATAAGGACAGCTAATTGACCCACTAGTAACTTTGAATTCAACGGTCTTCCTATGTAGGTCGAAGTCAGTTTGAGATAGCTCAATGCCGTGTTTCTTCAAGATCTTGTATGCTTTTGTAATCAATTTGACCGCTTTCTTAAGTTTCATCTTACTATCCTCGCTATTGCCTCTTTCCAATCCAACTCCTCATAACCCCTCAGGTCATGAGAAGCTGCTTTCGGATCAAGATCTTTTACATTAACTACACGATACTTATCTATCATGTAGTGGTGAACTAACAGGTAGCTAGGTAAGCCAGCCATCCCAGCCAACCTCATCTTCCCATGCTGAGAGAACTTAGGTACCCTGTACTTGTGCTTTACTGATTTGCAATCAATCAGTATTGTTTTCTTACCATTAACAGCCAGCAGAAAGTCTGCTGGCTGTGCTGCAATCATACCCCGGGCAGCTTTAGAGTCTGGGAATCGATGAAGCCATATGTTTGGGTCATCGTTTTCTAAATCTGACTGGAAGGCATCTTCCAGATATTTTCCGTCGTTTCTCATTGAGGAACCTCTACAAGGAATTAACTAAGGACAATATCTTTTCTTCATCGAACTCTTCTCCAAGCTCATGCAGCTGTCCGAAATTAGGTCCTATCTCTATTGAAGATCTTATAGGAAGATCCATACCTCCGTATGGTTCTACCATTATTTCGTGGTATTCTTTAACGAATGGTACAATGCATTCTTTATTGCAACTAGCATTTGACTCATCGTGTACCAGAAAATGGAATACTGCATCGAACCTTTCAAATAGTTTGCGTGTCCAGAACTTTCCAGCCACTATCTTCAGCTGTTCGGCAGCAGGAGATTGTATCTCAAAATTAGTAGCACTTCTTAACTCATGTTCATCTTCCCAGGAACCATTCAAGCGCAGATGCTTTCTTGCCCCAAGAAGAGTAACAGCAAACCCGTCCTCCTTGTGTCTCTTCCTTACATCCTTTTTCCACTGAGCTACTCCAGGGAAAGTTCTAGCTTTAGCTTCCATGATAGCAGAGGCTTTCTCCTCGGTAATCATAAGTTTTAATGATAAGCCCTGTGCAGTTTGATTGAAGATGTCAGCGAAGTTTACGGCTTTAGCTGTGTTCCTAAAGCCCTTTGCTTCTTTATGCTGAGGGTGCTTCTCATCTTTTCTAACAGCATTTAGTATATTGTAAGGCATATCTACACCATCCAGTGCTGCCACCTGAACAGCAGTCATGCTATGAATATCTTTTGCTGGAGCATCTTTAGGATAGCACGCTCTCATAGCAGTACATCCGGATCTAAAGGCGGTTAACAGCAGCTCCTGACCTGACTCATCACATGATACCCATACCATATCCTTATCATAAGCATCATAGACTTCCCTTATGGGACTCTTCTTGCTAACTTGAGCGAAGTTCATTCCATTCGGGGCGCTACGGCGAGTGGTAGTCTTAGACTGGCCGTTATTTGGATGCACCATCCCATCCTTAGGATTTGGCATCTTCGGATACGGATTAAAGTACAAACTCTGTTCTGTCTGTAGAGCTACCCCTTTGATTATAGCCTTCAGGAGAGCTTTCTCATCATCAGATTTGGCGTCATTAATAAGAGCGAACTTAAATGCTGCTTCATTTGCCTGAGGGTTTCCTTTCTTTCGCCCCTCAGCCCTCATCTTATCAGAAACTTTACCGTACAGACGTACAGGGTATTTAAGGTAATCATATAGCAGGGAGCACTTTTGTTTTGGAGAACCCATGTTGAGTTCAGGAGCAGGTTTCCATACTGATGTCATCAACTCATTGATAGTATCGATGTCTCCCTCTGCTACAGCAACACCAAACCTTCTCTTACCAAGGCCTTCTATAACCTTACCCATCTTATCCAGATTTCTTACTCTGGTAGTAAGCTGCTCTCCAGTATAAACAAGATACGCTCTCTTCACTTCCGCAGGAGTTAGCTCAGTAACTGGATCCAAAGTTGTCCCTGGCCACCCTTCAATCTTCATAAGGTAGGAATCAACCTCAGCCTTCACCTCAACAGCTTCAGCTTCGTTTATCTGTCTAAGCTCTTCTAGTCTATCAAGATTTAGGTTAATTCCGTTGAGAAAAGCCTCTGCGAACATATAAGCTGACCATTGCTCACACTGATCGAAGGCATCAGAGGTTCCCTCATAATCCATTATAGCCCTGAACTGTGAATGTAATTGGGCTGTTACAACTGAGTCGTCAGCACCATATGAGACAACCTCTGTGGCAGGTATCTCGTTCATCCTCCGCTTAATTATAGTTACTTCTCCAGTCTCTTTATCAATAACCTCTTGACTTACCACCTCATCATAGGATACCTGCCTGTACTTCATGTAGACCTTAGAACAATACTTCAGCCCTGCTGAGGTGTTCTCATCTACATAACTCTTCTCAATAGCCGTATCTAATACATTGGGGAGCCAGCCACGATCAAACCTCAGCTCACAATGCTGCCTGACAATTGGTAGCTCGAATGCATTGTTATGAACTATGACATCTATCCCGTCAGGAATAAGATTCAAGATCTCTGTGAGTTGGTCAAGAGTTAGGTTAGCAGTATCTAAATGCTCAACAGGGAAATAGTAGACATGCTCGTTGTTCTCACCGCAGGTAAGAGACAGCCCTGTCATGTGGGATCCGTATACATCAAGTTTCGGGCCCTTGTCATTTGCATTTGCAAGGCCCCACTCAAGAGACTCTTCATCCTCATAAGTCTCTATATCAAGACCTATGTAACCACGAGATTTGTTCAACCTTGATCTAACTTCATCCATGTCAAGGTTGGCTGCTGTCATGAGAATCTCAGTTCTCTCCCACTTACCAAGATCACCATTAGTCTCAGGGAACCTACACTGCCAATCAAGATCCCAACCTGGGTGATGAAACTTCGCGCAATAGTAAGACTGCCTTACCCTGTCAACGTCATCGAGTATCATCTGAAATGGTTTGAACTCATCAGCAGCATCTTTCAGTTCATGAAGAGTGTCATTCTCAAGCATGTCAAGGATCTCGTCACAACCCTCATCACCATACTTTATGAGCATGTCTTGGAACTTTGCTGGGCCGAACCCTTTACATCCAGGAATCTTATCGCTGGCATCCCCTACCAGAGATTTGTAGACCACAATGTGTTCTTTAGCTATCCCGAGAAATTTATCTGATGGGTTACGTACTCCATTATAGTACCAATCACCAGCGGCCATAAGATCACCGTCTTTAGACCATATCCAATCCCCTTTTGCCCACGCAGCTGCCAGAATATCATCAGCTTCATAACCATCCTTCACAACAGACAGGGCCCCGTAGCTCCACAAGGTTTCCTCAACCATGTCTTGCATCAAGTTGAATTGTTCGAGGAACACAGGATTTTTCTCTGGTCTCTTTTTATATGGAGGATATACTTCTTGGCGAAGCTTGCGTGACCCTTTACCATCCTTTACGAGTATGACTTGGTTTGGAGTGAAGTCCAGATCCTTCATGGTACCGAGCAGAGCAGATAAGAAGATTTCATAACCGTCCCCAGCTGCCGGTACTACCTCTTCTTTCCCATTAAAGGTAGTCAGGATACAGTTCTCTCCATCCTTGGCCGCAAACAAGCAGGCCATCAGGACACTGCTGGAATCTATTAACAATCTATTAATTCTTTTCATTTTTACCTCCACACCCACTCATATCAGGCAGTATTTTCATAGTGACACTTTTAAGGGCTTGGTCCTCTGTGAATCCAGCTTCGATGAGACTCAGATACTTAGCTCTCTGTATCATGCTTATTGGTAGGAGCCCTCCTACCAGCTTTTCTATCTTGATACCTAGTCCCGCCTCTTGCATTATATCAAATGCAGTCTTTACTTTTCTTGGCATTTTGTAATCTCCTTAAACAAAAATGGCTCCTGTTAGGGAGCCAAAATGAAACCTCAAGGTCAGACCCAACAGAGGGTCTTCGCACCTGTTACCGTACCGCTGGCCTTTTCAATTACAGCGCCTTGAGGTAAGTTCTTATGAGACTGCTGGCTGGAATCGAACCAGCGACTGCCGGTTACCTGCAAGATAGGCTTACAGG